TACCAATCATATTAAGATTTTCAACTTGCAAAATTGTATTTTTTGCAACAGTTGAGTTATAAACACCAGCTTTCATTTTAGCAAGTATTCTATCAACATTTTTTTCGGCTGTATCTTCAGCCCATTGTTTCACTTTACCCATAATGTATTTCCTTTTTCTTTCATTGTTAATATACTACTATTCTATCAAAAAAAGGCATACATTACAAGCATTATTCCAGTTATTTTGTCCGTTAGTTTTATTATATATCAAGGGTTTTGGGGTGGGACACTTTGTACTTTTAAAATGTTCTACTTTTGTTCTCACCCCTAGGTTGTATATTATAGAATCAATATACTACTATTTATCTTATGCTGTTTTGTAATTATCGTTCCAACCAAAAGCCTCTTTAACTACTGCGTCCGTAAGACCTTTATAAACTTTATTTAATGATTTGTCTTTAACATTAACTAAAAGCTTCGCTTCATCAGCGTGTAATCCTTCTAGGATTTGTATAAACATAGTTTCTTTTTTAGTTTTGGATATTTTGGTATCAGCACCTGTTACAAAGTGCCATAATCTTTTGGTTTCACTTGCAAGTAAAGTATGTTCTGTACCTGCTGGTGCGTCATTTTCTTTATATGGTGGAATACCTTCTGGTAAATCCCATTTGATACTTGGATCAAATGCACCTTTTAAAATTTGTCTTAATGATACAGAATCATTTTGTTGTAATATTTCAATTTTTTTAGGTTTGTCTTTTGCATTATTTACTTTAGTCAAAATTTCACTAAGCAAGACAGCACCTGAACCTTCATAATTTAAACTTTGTGATGTTATAGGCATATCGCCCTCCTCATTTTGTTATATAACTTTTAAATAAGGGCGGTTTGAGTCTCCCGCTGCCGCCCTTATTATTTATGCGTGTGTTAATTACGCACTTCTGTAAGCATACGGCGTACCGTATAGTTTTTTAATACCAGCAGCGACTATCGCTCTAGTAGGGGTTCCAAGTCTGTAAGATGTACCTCTAGCAGATTTATTTACATAAATCATATTGCCTTCAGCTCTTAAAGTATCAACCAACGCTCTAGGTGAGGTTAGGTCGAATCTGTTTCTTAAAACTTTCCAAGAAATTGGATCGCCTTTAGATAAAAGGTTCATAACCTTTCTTCGTTTTGACAATCTCTTTCTACCTCTGGTAGAGGTTCTTTTGTGTTTGCTAACTACTTTTAATTCGTCTTTTGCAAACATTTTGTTAAATAATTTAAACATTATTTACTCCTTATTTGTATCATTAATTCAAATATTATATGTTGATACAACAAACTATATAATATATTCCAAATTGCTTTATGGAATTCGTATAATATTGTTAGATGTTCTTTTGTAAATTGATAGCAGATAATCCTTTTGCGGTTTCTTCAGTATCAAATAAAATATCATCACCTTCATTTAAATCTTGCAATCCAGCGGCTCTAACTGCTGTAGAATGGATAAATACATCTTTTTCTTTGTCTTCTCTTTCAATAAACCCAAATCCTTTGGTAGGGTTAAACCATTTTACTTTTCCTTTTATACTCATATTTGTCTTTTACTTTTCCTTTTCTTTTTCTTTTTTTGGGAATAGATTGCTGTAATCAATTTCGACAGCATACAAACTTTTCCCCTTCTTTGTTGTCTTAATATTTTTGTCAACCCATTTATGTAATGGATGTAACACTTTAAATTTTCTCATTAATAAAGACCGTAATCCTTCTGCAACTAATTTATAATCTTTTAAAAAATGTTCATTAGTAACATCAATACCTTCACTTGTAAATTCAACTAATAATTTAGCAGCAATATCATCACATACGTGCTGAATATAAATTTTATTATGTTGAAGTTTAATTCTTTCCTGTGTGGATGGATGGATATTTACACCTGTTCTTTTAACTATTTCAAGTGGGAAATATAATATGTTATTTTTCTTTTTTCCTTTTTTCTTGTCTTTATCGTTATTATTATCTATTTTGTCTACCATCATTATTTATTAATTACTTCACCTTTAAAGTTAACTTTACCTTTATCAACAAAATACTCTACTAATTGATTATATCCGCCAATGACTTCTTCGTCAATTTTAATTTGTGGCATTGTTCTAACTTGTTTTCCTAATTCCTTAAATAATTCTTCTGGTGTCTTAAATTCTTTTCCATACATTTTTTCTGTATAGTTCAGGCCAAGGCGTTTTAACAACGCCTTTGCCTTATCACAATAAATACAATTGTCTTTACTAAAAACAATTAATTTAATTTGTTGTGATTTCATTTTTATTCTCTACTACTATCTCTAAATCGTTGTAGGATTTTTCTGCTAATTTCTTTAGCTCAAAAGCATCCACAACTGTAGCGATTGAATAATTGTACATTTTATTAAACTCACCTAAAGGTAATCTTAATCCAATCCACGCCCTATAATAACCATTTTTTGTCATAGTTACTTCTTGAGCAAAGATTTCATAACCTCTTACTTGAGTTTGTTTGATATGATTTACAAGAGCAGATTCAACATCCGTAATTATACTTTTCTGATTAGTTTTACCTAATTCAGTTATGAATATTTTAATCTTCTTATTCATCTCCCCCTTGATAATATCGGCAAGTTCTGCTTTTGCAACCATTTTAGCCTTGTCTATTGCAAGTTCTAATGATGGAGAAACAGCAGTTCCTGTACCAAAAATACATTCTTTATTTTTAGTTTTTCCGAACCTTTTTTTGCCACACGCCTTTTTCTCAGCGATGTCAGCCATATACCAAGCTGGAACTTTAGTAACGGTTTTACCGCCTTCTTTTTTTATATTATAACTGTTACTTGAACAATTACTCAATAAAAGACCTAAAGTTAATATCATTATGTATTTCAATAACATATTCATTATTTTTTAGTCTCCTTCACCTTATTATACATATTATAAACTAATTGCTTTGTTTTGTCAACAAGCTGAGTCTTCTCAATTGTTGTTGTAATAGGAACATACGAAAAAGCAATCAAAATCCATACAATCCCTAATGTAAATAGTGTTTTTATCAAACTTAACATTATCTAATTACCTCCCATTTACCTGTTGGTGTTAAACACACGGTTCCTGGTCTTTTAAAAAGACTATCAGGTTTTGCATATTTTCTGCAATATAGAGGTGCGTTTATATCTCTATAATAGAACTCGGCAAATAACTCCCAGTAACCTGGTTTCTTTGCCTTCTCTAATTCAATTTGTTTTTTTAATTTTTCAATTTCTTCATTTTTAGTAACACCGTGTTTTGTATCAGCACAATGTAATACTTCTTTTTTAGTTATGGTATCGCCTTCTTGTTTTATAACAACAGTAACAAAGCACCATTGTCCGTCTGGTGTAACCCAACGTTCTTTAACATCACTTTTTAATACGTTCTCATCATCATTGGTCATTTTAATAAGTTCAACTTCGTATTTTTCTATTCCTGTATCAACTTGTATTGTGTCTGTTTTTTTAAATATATCATCCTTTTTATTTAAATCACAATCAACACAAGCGTGGCCTTTTGTAGAAAAAAATATAAAAAATAATACAATCATTATTCCTGTTATCCAATAAAAATATCTATCTGGTCTCATTTTAAAGCTCTTTAATCATTACTCGTCCATCTGGCAATATGCAAGCAACTCCCTTGTTTGTATTTCTTACAGGTCCACTTGAAAAGACAGCAACTGGCCAAGACGGTGTTATATTAATCGTACTATCAAAACTTCTACATTTAATTGGACCTTCGTACCAAGTTCTTGTAGTTTTAATACTTCCTGAATTGTTTGTGTTTGGATTAAACCAATTTGTTATATTCGGTTCATTTGGTGCTCCTATTAAATGGTCTACAAAATATTTCTTATGAGTATTAAAATCATCATTCCATACTGCGTCAGCACCTACAACTGCTCCAATAGAAGCACAAGCGGCAATCACATATGGATCATTAATTACACCTGCACAAGTACCACCAGCCGTTACTGCACCGATACTAGAACCTGATGTATCAATTGCGGCTTGTTTAACTGCACAATTTGTTAAAAATAAAAAACTAATTAAAAGTAATATTTTTTGCACTACTAACTCCTGATGGAGAAGAATCTTTTTTAGATTTAATCACAGACTTTTTTTCTCTTTCTTCATCTTCTTCTCGTTTTTGTTTCATCCAATATGGTTCTATACCTAACACATCCCAATTATACTGTTCGGGTCCTGTTGGATATTGATACATCTTAATTAAATTTTTGAAATTTATACTTAAATGATTATAAGCATTAGGTTTTGCTTCTTTTGCTTTTGCATGGTCTTGTAAGTATTTAATTCTATTAACGAATTGTTCCTTACCTTTATATTTTTTAAACTTTGAGAGTTTTAAATCTTTTATTTCCTCAACTTTAAAATCTTCAAATATTTGTTCTTTTGTTTGCACTTATTCCTCCACATTATAGCTATTATCGCATAATTTATTAGTTTTGTCAACCCTAAAAAAGTCAATGAAATCAACATTTTTTAAGTTTAACTTGTAAAATCCATACCGTTTTTTCTTATTTTATCACATATTGTCGGTCCATCAACGGACTTTATTACATAAAAATCTTCGGTATTATCTACAACATATTTTATTATGTTGTTTTCTTTAAACCAAGTTTCTGCTCTAGCAGTTATTGGTCGGATTAAACTAGTGCCATCATTGGCACTAGTATAAGTAAAATCACCAGACATTATTGTATCCTTACAAATAATGCTTTGATTTGTTTCCAATTGTTGAGTAATTGCTTTTTGCCATCAGCCCAACCTCTTTTCTGAAATTCTATTGTCTTTTGTTTCTCAATAGAAAACCAGTTTGTTATAGCGTCTGCTGTACTTTTAGCATCCGCATTAGCTGCACTTGTAAATAATACAAGAGCAAGCATTGGTAATAGTTTTTTCATACTATTTTCCTCCCTTATCTTTTATCTTTTTTATCATACTATCACAAATATCCATCATTTTTTTAGTGTGGTATTTCATTGATATTATAATTTCTTTTGAATCGCCAATTGTAGCGATTGCATATCCTAATAATAGGATAATAATTACTAATAAAGTCATTTCCATATTACGGCGAACCTCCCCATCCAAATACATTAGCAAGTAAAATTAATAGTATCATCGCTGGTATCACTATACTCAATGGCCAAAAATCTAAAAACTCTAAAATTGCTTCTTTAGTTGTATATTTTTTGTTTCTCATAATTTGTCTTTTAATTTCCATAACTAAATTGTAAAGTGGTTCACCTTTTTGAAAATTAGGAAAATCCAACTTATTTAAAAGTTTAATTTGATTGTATGCTGATTGAATTGTTTTTTTCTTTATATCAACATTTATAGTTTTTGTTTTCATTAAAATATTTTTATTATAATTATTGTTTGCATGATTAACAAAATAATTGGAAGTATAGTTCTAATTAATTCCATTGTATGATTATATTTGTCTAAAAATCTTTCCAACTTATTTCTCTTACTTTGTTTCTTCATATGTTCTGAATAAAAATCACTCATTATGCTCTATACCCACTTCCATATTTTCTTTCATATATAGCAAAACTATCTGCAAATTCTTTATGTACAAATGCCCAAGGTCTATCATAATTAGGTTTTGATTTACCTCTATATCTAAATCTTAAAGGTGAAACCTTTTTAGAATATTGATATAAAAGTTTTAACCACGCCATCGGTATCCCTTTTGCAAGTGATAATTCATTTTTATGGGATGGATATAATCTAATAAGTTCATCACCCATTACTTTCAATTTTTTGTAAGTTCCACTTACCATAATTTTATCTGCGTTCAACATTATTTACCTAAACTCATTTCATTTTCTAATTGTAACAATGTATCAATTTTAGAATCTTCAGGTTCTTCTAAAGGTAGTTCCATTTGTGTAGGTTCTACTAATTTATATTTACCTAAAGGATTTAATGCTTCTTCAATATTTTCAAGTCTAGTTATTCTTTGTTCTAACTTGTCCACAATTTTATATAAGTTTTTTTTATCTTCTTGTAGTTCTTCAATTTGTTTTGTACTCATTATTTTACTCCTCCTTGTAAGATTATGCTAATAAACATTGAACTCACACCCATAATCATATATGTAAATCCAAGTAACCATTGGTCTGTTTCTACAGCACCAGTAGCGCCAACTAATAACAATACTCCTAATACAGAAAATATTGTCATCATAATTTCTTTAAAATTTGTCATTAAAATGGTATCCCTTCATCTTTTATAGGTTTGCTACTATCAACAATTTCTTTCAAATCGCCTAAAGGATCCATTTCTTTTTCTTCTTCTTCTTTTAAAGAAAGTCCTACAGCAACTGCATTATCAACTGCCGATACAACTTCACCTTTGTCATTAATAACATCGGTTTCTGAAACAAGAGAATCTATTTCAACATCTCCATTTTCAACAGCATTTTCTAAGCCGTCATATTCATCATATACAACTTTACCAATAAATTCAGTTTTCCCTGAATCTGAATAGTTAGCGTCAACCATATAGGTTTCAACTCCATCTTTCATTTCTGTAAGGTCTTTATTGATTTTATCATACTCAATTCCACAATCACTTAATTTAGTGTCTGCTTCATCTTTATCTTTTGCCAAAACATCCTGTTCTATGCAAAGTGTATAGTAAGTTTTCTTTCTATAAAGATTTTTACCTATATCCTCTTTAAATGGATATACATCTGTTTGTTTTATACTCATAGCGTTTTTTCTCCTTTTTTATATTTGTTTGTTAATTCTGTATTATAGTCTTTTTTAAAGAATTGTCTTCCATTAAATAATTGTCCATAGTCATTATATAAACTCATAAAATCATCTTCTTTTGAATCTAAATCGTATTCGTCTCCGAAAGTCCAATAATATTCATCTCCGAATACTATTTTTAATTCTGTCTTACCTGTAAAATTTTCACCTTTTTCAACATAATTCTTATCAAAATAAGCTTTCATTTCAGGGAATTTAGATTCTAATTTTTTCTTATTAACTAATGATATATTCATATTTCTATAGATAGTAGAATATGAATAAAAATATGGTTCTGAAACAGATTCGTCATCTGTATATTCTCTTCCATATACAAGATTCATAGTATTTTTAGATTGTTCTTTTAACAATTTCATATCTGAATTTTCAATTTTCATAGTGTTTTTTTCAATTTCTACTGCTATCTTATCAGTTTTACCTGAAGTTTGCAAGCATTATTCCAGTTATTCCATCGCATAAACACTAGGTTTTTTGGATAAATGTTCTTATTTTGTTCTCTTTTTCAATAATTTTTGCCGAAAAATTGTTGCTATGTCTAGGGTATTTAATGAATCGCACTTGATTCGTCTATTTTAAACACACATAGCCGCCTCCTACCACGGATAGAAGTATCACTTGATAGTTCGTACTGCGTCTATTTTTTAGAAATGGTTGATTTTACTAGTTATTTCCAGTAGTCTTTAATCCACTCTCCACTCTCATATTTGATAGCATAGTCTGGATTAGGGTGTCCGTGAAACACACATATTTTAGCATCCTTTTTTCTAGGATGTTCTTTAGGTTTATACTTTTGATATTGTTTGGGTTTACCTCTTGTCGGCCATTTAAAAGAATATGTCCAATCATCTGGTAAGAATTGTGTTTGTTTATGTCTAAACATTAAATCAGTTATCATATTTTGGTCACCGTGTAAAGCGTCAATCTCTTTTCTATTTTTCATATACGATTCAAATATATGTGAATGGTGTTTTAAATTATATCTTAAAACACTCGTATTGATTGTACTAGTAGGTTGACCAAAATCTCTTATAACGCAAAAATCATCTGGTTGGTATTGTTTAAAAAAATCATCTAAACTATCTATAACAACTACATCTAAATCCATATATAATATATTACCTTCTATGCCTAGTTCAGGATTATATAAATGTACTTTATTCCACCAAGTCTTTAATTGAGGTTCTGGTATTTTTATAGTTTTAATTGCTGGATTAAATGGGTCTTCTAAATTATCTGTTAAACAATAGAAATCAAAAGGTATTGATATGTTCCTTTTACACATACTATAAAGTGTGTTAGGATACTTTACTTTATATTTGTCTCCCGAATATACACAAATAACATTATTTTTTGGCGTCATATTGTTCCTTTAAGGTTCTATATGCTATACCATTTTCTATTTCTTTTATTGTAAATTGATGTTCAGCCATCCATTTCATCCATTCATCTACAGTTTTTCTTCCTGGTTTTAAAGGTTTCTCTACAAACTTTAATTCTCTACTTGATACAGGCCAAGCTACATTTTTTGCGTCTGCAATTACAGGTACATAATTTAAAATTGCGTCAATTGAAGCCAAACTCATATTAGTTACCAAACAATGGCAACCTTTTAAGTCTTCTAAAAGATTTCTATCCCACCATTCATTTCCTGGTCTAGGTTTATTTCTTATTTTAATAGGTCTATCTGTATATTTTCTTACTTCTTCACCCACTTGTTTTATCCAATCTTCCTGGGACATACCATTAATATGGAAAGTAACTGTTGGTGATGATGGACATAACAATATATGATTTGTATTTGTAGTCCAACCATTAAATCTGACATTAATACCTTTATGTTCTAATTCTCTTAATCTAATACCTTTACCTACTTTACCTTTTATGCTATGAATACCACCTTTAACTATTCTAAAATATGTTTTATCATAATCATGGATTTCAGGTTCTGGATATCTAGTAATTTGTTGAGTTAAATAACCTACATCAACATACCAGTATTCTTCCTTCTTCTCAATACACTTTCTAATCTCATTAATATTTCTACCTGCTAATCCCCAAAAAAAATGTATGTTCTTATCTTCATCTTGCCAACCCTTTTTAATAGCAGGCCATATTTGATGAGATAGACATTTTTGCCAATCCATTGTATGTGTTATAATCATAAGTCTATTTTAGTTAAATCCTCATATATGTTAAACCATTCATCTGAATAATCACAATCTTTATAATCTTTAAAATATGGACCACCCAAAGTAAAATGAACATTTTTTGCCTCTGGATTATAATCATATTCATCTACTAACCAATTCCACTCTAAAGGTAATGCTCCTATTTGATGGTCATTATGTAACCATTTAAATTGATGTAATTCTAAACCACTTTTGGTATTTACATATTCAGGAGTTAATGTTCTACATTGTTTGTTATTAATTAGCATAAAAGATGACCAATTCTTTTTCTCAAATGTTTGGTTTACAGCACCTCTAAATTTGATACTTGTTTTTGGTTCGTAATTATGCTGACAACACATTACAGCATATTTTTCTTCAGCTAATTTAAACACTTCGTTTATATCATTTCTAACCATCATATCACAATCCATAAATAAAGACCACCCCTTATAATCACTTAAATATGGAACTAAAAATCTGCTAAATGCAAATTCTGTAGATTGATTTTTCTGTTTCTGTCTTTGAAATGGAGTATTTCTTAAACCGCTTAAAGCTACTGGTATAATAGATACTGGCTTGCTTGCATATTTTCTAATACTTTCAGCCAGAACATAATAGGCAATCTTTTCACCTTCATCATATCCAATAAAAACCTTATTCATATGTACCGATTATATCACTTTCTTTCATTATAGTATATTCTACTTGATTAACTTTTATTTCACTACCTGCATATCTACCAAATAAAACTTTGTCACCAACTTTAACATCCATTGGAATTCTTTTTCCATCTTCAGTTTTCGCTCCTTTACCTATAGCAACAACTGTACCTTCTTGTGGTTTTTCTTTGGCTACATCAGCAATTATAATTCCACCTTTAGTTGTTTCTTCTACATCCATTGATTTAATTAATACCCTATTATGCAAAGGTTCAAAATCTAATTTATCTTTTGTCATATAATTTACCTACTTTATATCTGTTCTAACAATATGTTTTCTTAAAGCTCTTACCAATCGTTCAACATTATCTATAATATCAATTAAAGTTTTACTGGTTATATAATTTTTTTGCTCTTGCAATTTATCATATTCCCTTAAAGGGATTGTAACCGTTCTTTGAATTGCTGACTCATTTTCATATGTCAATGCGTGTGCTTCATCTTGTGGTTGCCCATTCGCTTCAACACCAAAATCTGAACCTGTACCTTCTAGGTCTCTAATCATTTTATTTTCCTTCCTACTGACTCTCTAACTATATCGTTATGGTCAAATTTTGCCCAATATAATTCAAAAGCTACACCATCTTCTAATCCTTCAAACTGGTGGAACTCTCCAGGTCTCACTTGGGTAAATTCACCTGCATTTAAAATTGTTTCATCAACTAAATCATAATCATTTTTCCATACTCTTACAATCAATTTACCTGACTCAACAAAAAATCCATTCCATTTATATTTGTGTTTATGTTTGGAACATTGGATTCCTTTTTTAAATTCTATTCTATGAAATTCTAACACTCCATTGGCGTGTATTAATTCTGTTGAACCCCATATTTTTCCTGATTTCATTTTATTATCTCCTTTAAATCTTCATAAAACGATTCTTTATCATAATAACCAGCAATTCTTGCTAATTCTTTTCTACCATTCCATACAATAAATGTTGGCGTTCCTCTAATAGGTTTAATTCTTCCTTCTTTGTATGCTTCTTTAAACCATTCAGGTTGTTTATATAAATTAATAATAATTAAAGGTAACTCTTTATTATCATAATCAACTGCTACCTCTTTCAAAAATTTTTGACATATACCACACATAGGGTTATGTCCCATTAATAGTTCTAAAGCATTAGCTTGAACATTAAAAAATAAAATAAAAATAAATGTTAATAATATTCTAATCATATTCTAGCCTCTGGACTCTTCCCTTTTATTTTTCTTTGACCTTTTGTATGGTCATATATTGGTCCTAATACTGACCTTGCTTGTACATGGCCAACCTTATCATCACCAATATTATAATTCTTAACTCCTCTTTTCTCAAATCTTTTTCTAACTACATCCCAAATATATGAATCGTGTTGTTCTTTTTCTTTGTATATTAAATCATGGTTATACATATCTTGCATTTCTTTAGCAAATTCTATCGTTAAAGGGTGCATTAAATTAAAATATAAAAAACCACACTCACTATAATTTGGTCTTCCTAAATAAGTCATCATACAATCGTCCCTATGTATATGTTTTTTTACCCAATCTTCATCAATAGATTTATAAAATACACTATCAGCGTCTATACAAATTAAACCATCAGCGTCTTCTGTCATTATAGAATATGTATAAGAATATACTTTATAACAAAATCTTACACCATCTTTTATAAAATCATTTGTTCTTTCTTCCCAGCTTGTATATTTGTATCTATCTTTATTTCTATCTACAAATGCTTTACATTGTGGTATCTTATCAAATAAATCTTTATCTTCATTATATACTTTTAATTCAAAAGGCCATTTATAAGTCTTTTCAAATCTATGAGCATAACCTTTGTATAAATTATTATTCCAGGTCGTTATCGTCTTTATCTTCATCTTCATAAATTCTATAAGCAGAGTTTCCATCAGACAAAACATCTGGTCCAGAAAATTCTTTTTTATCTTCGTATTGGCTATAATCAGGATCCAATTGAGGTCGTAACGGATCCTCTTTTCGTTGTTGTTTTTTACCTTTGTCCCAATCTCTTTTTATATTATATCTATGTACAAATATTGTTTCTGACTCAATAGAATTATCTATTTTATAACCCCACTTATATAATAAATGTTTTGCTGTAACAAAAGCAGAATAACCCATTTTATTAGCTTTACTTTCCATAACTATTATAGGTTTGTTTATTTGTATAGTTTTTCTTGCACCATATATTATAGATAATTCAGAACCTTCACAATCTATTTTTATATAATCAACTCCATCAAATTTAAACGAATCTAATTTTTTCATTAATACTTTTATATGTCCATCAGAAGCTATATGAGTTGCACCTGTATTATGTTTATCTATCGTCATCCTAACTTCCTTTTCTTCTTTTCCCAAAGCATTAGGATGAATAGCATATCCTTCAACATCTATTTTATTTTCTTTTAAATTTTGTTTTAAACAATCTCTAAACAATGGTATTGGTTCAAAGCATTCTACTCTTCGGAAATATCTACAAAGGTCAACTGTCCATAATCCAACGTGAGCTCCAATATCTATTGCTCTTCTGGACCTAGAAAAATAAGTATTTGCTAAATGAATTGAATAATCTCTTTGTTGTGTTTGATAATCAAAACCTCTACTTAACCAAGTAGGTTTTTCTACTGCACGGCTTAAATGTTCATCACTATTTGGAAACCACCAATCTTTAACTTTTTTCATTTTATTTTTATTATCCATTATCTTTTAATATAATCGCTTCACTTAATATTTTATTTCTTGGTCTATTCAAGTAAAGTTTATAACCTTTCTCTTTAAATTCTTTTAATAAATTTTCATATCTCAAAATACTTTCCTCATTATCAATAAGTTTAACTTCAAATTCAATTAGAAAGGCTTTAAAATCTATATTGTTATCTAATATCTCTCTACATATTTCATACCATACACCTTCAATATCTGCTTTAATAATATCTACTTGTGGCATATGTTCAGCCATAATGTTAGTTAAGTTATCAGCGTCCACTTCCATATAAGCGTCTCCCCCTAATTGAGGTAGTGGTAATAAAGAATAACATTTACTTAAATCATTTTTATTAAAGTAAAATTTCATCTTACCTTTTTTATCCATATAAGCAACATTATGAAATGTCATATTTTCTTTATGTCTAAAATCTGTTTCAAATAATGTAATACTATCAGGTGTAGGGTCAAAACAATGTATATTTAAATTAGGATTTAAATCACACATCGCTTGTTCCCAACCTACATCTCTATGGACACCAAATGATAAAACATTTGTACTCTCTTGTACTATTTCTTTTGGCAACCAATAATTTTTAAATTGTTGAAATTCGTGTGGCTTTAAATATTCTGCCTCAATTAATTTCATTTTTTTATATAGTTCGTGTTCTTTCATTTTTTACCTTATTAATATTATATCCAAAGGATTAGGTAATTCCATTTTTTCAACTACCTTATAACCAATAGACAACAAATAATTTAATGCGTCATTTTTAACACCTTTTTTCCATAATACTTGCGAACCATTTTCTTCTATCACAATTAATGGACTACAGCGTTCAATTGTATCTATGGCACCTTTTAAAACTTTTAATTCGTGTCCTTCTACATCTACTTTTAAATAATCAACATCTAATAAATGGTAATCGTCTAACTTTTTTTGTTGTACTACTAATTTACCATATTCAACTATAACACCAGCATTTGCTTTAACTCTTATATCTTCATCGCCTAATGCTACTTGATGATATATTAATCTTTTACTTTCAATTATCATACTTGGTCTATAATCAAACGCATAAACTTTTTTAAAGTCAATAAGAAGTGGTATAGTAAATTCACCTCTTCTACAACCTATATCAACTGCTGTTCTATAATTATGTATAAAAGGTTTAGAAGCATTATAAGTTTCTAAACACCAATCAAAATTACTGTACTGACCAATCATATTACTTTCCAATCCGTTTCAAAAGTAACATAATTTATTTGTATACCTCTTCGTTCAACTTGTATTTCTTTTCCTTTTTCCATTCCGTGCCACTTATTAGGTCCGTGAAATATATATCCAAAGTTATGGTGAAAAGGAACAGTATGCACTAACTCTAATTTTTCATTATATAAATCTGTCCCTAATGTTAAATTTTCGGCTGTTTGATTAACATAAATTAAACTTGATATTAATTTTTCTGGTATATCACAATGAGGTTTTAACCAGAAACCTTGCGTATCATTTAAAACTTCTAATCTCACATATGCACCATCAAAATCATCTTTTCTTCCCATTAATTTTCCTATCATACTTCTAATGGGTTTTCTCCTCATTTCATCTATAAATTTTCTTAAAGCAGGATACCTATGAGAATTTTCTTTAGTTACATATTCTCTAAATTTATGATTAACTCTATCTTGTCCTTCTGTATAACCAGACCTTGTACCATCAAAAATATGCTTTGATTTATCTATATCTGCATTTCTAATTTCTTCCACTTGGTCTTCTGTTAAACAGTTACCAAAAATATAATAATCCCACGGCTCAGTTTCTAATTTAGCTCTATATAAACTTTCTGTTAATTTACTCATTATCAATATTTATCCATTGTTTAAATCCTTCAAACCAATTTCTATATGCTTGTTGATTAGGATGTGAATCATCATCAGCAACCATAAACTCTGGTCTCTTTAACACATCTTCCCACATATTATTATTTGGTTTATAATAATATGTTAATGAAATTTTATCTTTTAATTTTTGTACTTCCCAATTTGTACTTTGTTTTGGCATAACAGATTCAACTGAATTGTACATATAATAAGGCATATTCATTTCTTTTAATCTTGCTTGTATTAAAACTATATTTTTAAAAATATGGTAAGATTGTTGCTCATCTATATCAATATTATGTGCATTTAATAAATGCCATCTATTTGTACAAAACATATCTTTAGGTATTTCTGGCCCTTTACTAAAAGCTAATTTTCTTGCTTGTGTTGCCCCAATTGGTGCACCAGAAGAAGCACGAGCTTCTTCACCTTGTAATTTTGATACTAGTCTTTTAATAATACCATCATCAAATGTCTTATCTACTTTGTATGGATTTCTTTCTTTATTCTGTCTTCGTTCTTTTGTAGAAGCAACTTGAAATCTATTTGAATGTGGCACACCTATTAATACAACACCGTCCTTAAATTCGTGTGTGTATAATCTTTTTAAAACAGTATCTATACCTGCTCCAGGACTTGCGTAATTAACTTCTTTTAATTCTAAATGTTTTGCTAAAAGTGTACCTGGTGAAAGGTGAGTATCGCATATATGATTCTTTTTATCTGCACAATTACCAAATGCAAAACTACAACCCATATTATATAAGTATTTCATTAATAAACTACAACTCCATATTTTGCCTCAAAAGAAAGGGCGTCTTTTCTATCATTAACAATAGGTTGACCTTTAATATTTAAAGATGTATTTAATAACATAGGACATCCTGTTTTATCTTTCCAAGTTTTTAGTAAATTATAAAACCCTGGATTATCTTTTTCTGAAACTGTTTGTACTCTACTTGTACCATCTATGTGTACAATAGCAGGAAAATCTTTTGGATATTTACATTTTGCTACAAATTGCATATATGGACTTTTTTCAACTGACATTTCAAAAAATTCTTTTGCGTCTTCTTCTAATATTGCAGGTGCAAAAGGTCTAAACATTTCTCTTTTCTTAATTTGATTTACTAAATCTTTTATTTCATCTCCTCGTGGATCTGCTAATAAACTTCTATTACCTAATGCTCTAGGTCCATATTCTGCTCTACCATTTGCAACACCAACTATTTGACTATTTCTTAATTCACTAATTAAACTATCAATTGGATATTCACCTTCTATATTATGTCCTAAAAAAGGTCCTTCCCAATCTAAATGTTGTTGGCTTACAGCTGCAATACAACCCAATGCTGAACCTGAATCACTTGGGTTTGGTATAATCCATATATTATTTTTTGGATATTTTTTTGCGGCTACTGTATTAGCAACACAATTCAAAGCACAACCACCACTTATAACAAGATTTTCTTTTTGTGAAAAACACTCATCAACTAATTCTATAAATTTTCTTGTATAACAATTTTGTATAGCTAATGCAATATCTTCCTTTTTATAACCATCCAAGTTATTACCAAAACCTTTATGATTATTTCGCTCCAATAAATAATCTACATCATATATTCCACCTGGGTGACCATATGCAGCCATCCCCATTGTAATATATTCTTCTTCATTAGCTTTAAGACCTATTTTATCTGTAGCAGCTGAATAAAATAATCCTAACGAATAAGGATACTTCCAAAATCTTTTTTTATTCATATTATCACTTATAGTCATTGTTTCCCACTCACCTATTGCGTCAATAGTAAGCACCATACTATCTTTAAAAGGTGCTGTATAATATCCTGCGGCTGCGTGTGATTTATGATGTTCAACATATTCATCTATTTTTATATTAAATTGTTTTAAATAAACTGATGGCAATTCTTTATAATCAAATGCATATCTAAATTGACCTGCTCTTAATTGTCTTAACTTTTTTAACCAAGGTCTTTCATAATATATAACCGTATCAAAAGGTCCATAACTTAATGCTTCATTAACAATCTCCCAATTTAAAAATTGGTCATTTTTTCTTTTAGAATATCGCTCGGAATGAGCAGCCCATAATATTTTATTATTATCAACTACTGCCATAGCACCATCGTGGTTCAAACAATTAATTCCTAAATATCTCATTTATATATAAATGGATCCTTTTTATCGTATTTTCTTTTTTTAAAGTAATTCTTAATCCAATTTATAAATTTTTTTATCATAACTCCTCCTTTACATACCTATATGCTGTCCCACCTCTCATATCTTGGAATGTGAATTGAGAACCAACTAATGACCATAACCATTTTTCTCTATCAGGCACAATTGGTTTTTCTATCATACTTAATTTATTTAATCTTAAACTTACAGGTGCAGCTGGGGAATGCTCACTTGTAAAACAAGGTATACCCTTCACAATGGCTTCTGAAGCACACATTGAATGCCAACTCACCATTGCCCAACAATCTTTTAAATCTTTACTTAATGGTCTCTTTTCTTTCTCACCCCAATCTTTATTCTCCATATATTTTGGTCTCACCAATATTTTTCTATCTGTATATGTTTTTAATCGACTCACTATATTTTTTGTCCATATATGTCTATCAATACCATACCATCTTGCTGTGTGAAAACTAGGTGGAATAACTAATATATGCTTATGATTACCTCCAGTTCTCCAATCTCTTAATCTAATTTGTTCCTGTGCTTGTCTGTTTTCTAAACTAGCATATATTCTTTTAAACCTATGTTCGTGTTTAGGATCTAAACTAATATAAGTTTTTTGTACATTATTTTTACAAATACGATACCAACTATCTCTAAAATCTGGATGGTCTGCATAACCTGTATAGAAAAAATAAGGTTGGTCAAAATAATAAAATGGAATATTATTTTTAATACAACAATCATAAACTGTTTTTGTATTACGAATTATACCTTGGAATGCTACTTCTATAACTCTATCTGTATCTTCTAACTTTCCATTCCATTCAGGCCATCTATTTCTATAATATTGTTCTCCTTCCATTTCTTCTGTTTCAAAAAACTTATGTGAGTATTGTCTAACAAAAGCTTTTAAATATCTATCAGATGACCATTTAGTTTGAAATATATAAATCATAAATCAATTTTATCTATTTCTAATTCAATACCTATTAATTCATCTGGTTTGCCTTTAGGGTATGTTGGCCATACTTGGAATTCTTCTCTTGTATCATCATTTTTACAACCTGCAACCAACCAATCCCATTTAAACTCTCCATCTATAACAAACTCGTTCATTACTTCATATCTTCCATCAGGTTTCTGTTTAAGTAATTCTTCTTTACAAGCCTCCATAGTAGGATACCAACCTTGCATTTGAAAAGTCTGTTGTGTATCTATTGGACTATTACCAATTAGATATGCTAATATTAATATTTTAAATGGTCCCATTATGGATAATTCAACATTTCTTTATTCTGTCTTCGTTCTTCTTTTAATTTCTTTTTTAATTTAATATTTTCTTTTTCAAGGTCTTCAATTCGTCTAGTCAAATCTAAAGGACCTCTATCATCTTTTATCTTAATCTTTCTTTTTATTGCCATAATACCATCCCTATTACTATACCTATTACTATACCTTCCAGCCAGAATGCCCACCTATGCGATCCTTTTGCTGTATGTTTTTTGATGAAAGTAAGTGTCCAATGTTTCATATAACTTTCTCCTTTAATATTCTACCATAATTAGGCCACCCAAATTTATCAGGTGACTCATTTATATATCTCCAACGAATAACACCATTACAGTTCTTACAATTTTCCATTTATTTTGATTCAATTTCATCTCTTAATTTTTCCCATTCCTGAGCATATATTTCGTCCTGTTCATTTAGTGGTTCCCATATTTGTCCTCTGAACCACGGACCACCTCTTGTGAAGTGAACATTTTTAGCATCAATATCTGCTGAACTATGTCCATCTAACCAGTTCCATTCTTCTGGTAGATTGCCTATAAGGTCATCAAACTTAAAATTGTTTACACGAGCATAGTCTTTAATCCATTCAAATCCATGTAACCATGACCCTGATTTTGTGCTGACATCATCAACAGTAAGACTATTATGTGCTTTATGTCCGCAATTAAACAAAACAACGGATGACCAGTTTTTGTGAATGAGAGGATATTGCTCATTACCATACATTTTGATTGTTTCTGTGGGATTGTAGTTATGCTTCACGCAATACATGGCATATTTTGGGTCATTATATTTTTCAAATAACTCTAAAGGATCACTTCTAAAATACATATCACAGTCCATAAACACTGCCCAACCTTCTAATCTATGTAAAAATGGTGTTAAAAATCTTGAAAATGAAAAGTCAGTAGCAAATGGTTTTCCGTCAAATATATCACGATGCTGAATGTCAGAATCATTATTTGGTTTGGGAAGAGAAGAGCTTCCGAGTGTCCATGCACGTCTATATAACCCTATTCGTCTTAATAAATCCTGTTTAATTGGATATATATTAATCGGACCAGATGCGTGTTTATGTGCTGAATATTTTAGGACTCTATATGCTAGGTCCTCTCGTGGATCATAACCAACATAAATTGTTGGAATATCTAATTCTAATTTAAACATATATTGTTTCTCCTTGTTAATGTGATTACCTCTTTGGATATTTTTGCTTTTTCTTTTATCTTCTTTTTTAAAGTAGGTTTTTTTACCGAAGATTTCATCATAATTCTCCTTATATTGTTGTGTTGGTATTCTGGATTTCCCATCCCACATTCTACCTTTATTTTCATTTTTTAAAGACATAGTATTGCCTTTTACCACTCTTTCTAGCATTACCATTTTTATATTCAAATCCAAATCTATCTCTAAAAGCTGCTAACATTTTATCTACGTGAGATTGATTTAAAGGACGAGATTCTAATTTTTGAGTTTCATAAATCATTATACCTCCAGGTGTAACTAAATTATAATGTCCTAATGCTATTTCATCTTCATTTAATTTATCAACATCTCTAACTTGTATTGTCATAGCAAAAGAAAAAACTACATCAAATACATCTTCATTTTCTGCTATAAAATCTTTAAATCCTTTTTTAATCCATTTCATATTATCAGGTAGTTTTGGAGATTCTACAAAAGGCTCTACTGCTGTAATATATTTAAAATCGTTCTGAAGTTCTACACCAAACTCACCGTGATTAGCACCTAAATCTAAAAGTGTTTTATTTTTTCCTGCATATTGTTTTAAATCTAAATTATCAATTCGCCACTTAGCACTATTACCTTCATTTGATTTTTGATAATTATTCCATTCATTTTTTACCATATCGTTTGCCTTCTTTAGTTCTTCTTCATATTTATTTCTATTTCTTTTAGTCATTAATATACCATTGACTAATAATATTTTCATTCTGTTTTCAAATATACTAGGGTCCCAAGACTCTCTAATATGTTTATAAAATCTATCTTCATATTCATATTTACTATTTTCTGGTAATGCATATTCAAAATCTATTATTTTTATAATGTCATCATGGAGCATAATATTTTTAGATTGTAAATTATAACCATATAATTTTATATCTGCTTCTTCTAAAGCTTCTGATATTTCCCAGACTTGTGGAAGTAATTTAGTTCTAGGTTTTTTATCATATGGAAATTGCTCACCACAATAACTCATTTTAATTTCTAATTTATTGTCATCATAACTTGTCATTTGAGGAAAATGTATATTACCTTTCAATCTTTCTAAACACTCTTTCTCTCTTTGATAACATTGAGTAGCTGAACCTCTATAACCTTTTTCTTCCTTCCAACTATCTCTAATAAATCTTTTAAGAACTTGACCTTTATGTACCAAAGCAGTATCTATATAAACTTTACTTACTTTTCCTATTAGAGATTTTTTCATTAAAATAATTTACCTAACAATTTAAGTCCATACAATATACCTATAACAGAAAGAGTACCTGTGATACCTTGGTCTATAAATGCAAGTATTGAACCAACAATTAATAACGCATAGAACACATAAGTTTTCCAGTTCCAAACATAATAGAACCAACCGTGGTCTTTCTTTGTAGGTCCAAAATCTAATTTAGGTTTTTTCATTATTGTTCTCCATAATATTACAGTCTCCGACTTTTACAGACTAAAAAGCTCTCCGCGCTTGGAGCGACATCTTTTGGATGGACCTGTTTTAGTTTAATCATAAAGGCTCTCCATAGTTTGTTAGATACTTCCAACTTATAGGAAAATGGTCTTTTACATTACCAGAAATTTCTTGTGCCACTACTCTTGTTTCTGCTTGAGCATCATCTTGTATTCTTAAATTACATACTCTAGCAAACGCATATAAAGTTCCTGACCAATACCATTCTGTCATCATACATTGTGGTAATATCATACGAGCCATTTCTGGTGCAATACCTTCCTCAATCATATCATTATAAGTTTCTTTTGCTACTTTAACCATATGCATAATATCATATTCTACTTCTTCTTTACTTGAGCCTTGCTTTTTATTTTCTGCTCTTTTACGCCACATAAAAGGAATATAAAACTCTGGTTTAGAATCTACATATCTCCTACTAACTTCATTCCAAACTAAACCTACTTGATGTTTAACTAATTGTCTTGCTACAAATACTGGTGCTTTAATTCTAAATTGTAATGAAGCGTGGCCAAATGGTGACCAATGATTATGTTTTGCTAAATATTTAATTAACTTTTCATCACTTTCATCCCAGGCAAATTTTCTTTTTGAAAATGATACTCTAGCTGCATTGACTACTGTTAAATCATTACCCATTTTATTAATTAATTCAACTTCCATAACCTGCCTTTACAATATAATAAGAATCAACTATATCAGTAACTGGATTGTTTAATTTTTTTTGGTCAAATACTTTCATTAAATCAATACCTGTATCTTTCACAAATTGCTCATACATTTTTAATTTATCTGCATTACCTTTACCTGTTGCTTTTTTCTTTATAACTCCTGGAACTATCACTTCAAATTTTTGTTTCTTACTATAAAGTTTGTGTTTTAATATGCCCATATTTTCTGCCAGATTAAATACAAGACCTTTACTACCATAACTATATCCTTCTATAAAAATATTATTATTAGTATTAGGAATAACACGAAGCGCCCAACTGGAAATTTGGTCGTGTCGCTCTGTCTGGGAGGTATAGGGTAAATGAAATCTACCATTAATTTTGCCTTTTAAATAATCACCTTCATATTTTTTCACACTCGTTAAATAATATATAGTACAATTCTTCCACTCAAATTTAGAACCTTTATGTACACAAATTGCTGGAGTAGTTAAACTATAATCAATCCCAATTAGTATCTTCATCATCTACATTACCATTATCTACAAATATACCTTCATCTTCTTCTACACCAGATTCTCCTCCACAAAATGGACAAGTATCAGGTTCAATTTCTTCTTCCCATTTAATCCAATATTCAACTTCACAATAGGTACATTTAAATTTTGTGCTCTTAGCCATTAAAGTTTAAAAGTTTTAAACTGATCCTTCTTAACATCTTGTTTAATTCCTCCGACTACATAACTTTCTATTTCTGTTTCTTGTGGAGCGTTTTGTAGTGAGCGACTGTTTAACCAATGGTCAGTCCAAGGTAAAGGATTTATACTTATAGATTGTTCATATTTAGGTTTTAAACCTATTGTTTTCATTCTTCTATTAGCAATATATTCAACATAATTATGTAATAATTTTTCTGATAATCCTATCATTGATCCAGTAGAAAATAAATAAGTTGCCCAACGCTTTTCTTCCTGTACAGCTTCATCATATAATTTATAAACTTCATTTTCTGTATCTTTTATAACTTTACTCATTACTCTATCTTTTTCAGGACCTTTATAGTTATTAATAATTCTTTGTGATATTACTAAATGTAAACTTTCATCCCTAGCAATCAATGATAATATCTTTGCACTTCCTTCCATTAATTTAAGTTCACCAAAAGCAAATGAACAAGCAAATGATACATAGAATCTTAAACCTTCTAATATATTAACTGTAATTAATGCTAAATAGAATTTTTTCTTTAACTCATATTCATCAACTTTATCAGGATTTAATTTATACTTATATCCTAATTCTATTAACTCATTATACTTTTCAGTTACCGATTTAGCTCTACTTTGTATTCTTTCATCTTCTGTAATAGTATCAAAAACATCTGAAGGATTTGGATATAAATTTTTAACAATGTATGTATAACTTCTACTATGGATTGTTTCAAAAAAATCCCAAGTAACTATACAACCTTCTAATTCAGGTAAAGAAACAAAAGGTAAAAATGCTAAACAAGGACCTCTACCTTGTACACTATCTAACATTGTTTGATATTTTAAATTAGATGTAAAGATAAACTTTTGACTAGCAGATAGTTCGTTATAATCGTTTCTATCTTTTTGTAAAGATACTTCTTCTGGTCTCCAAAAATATCCTAATTGTTGTTGTATTAATTTATCAAATAAAGGATATTTAAATGTATCATATCTTTGCACCTGCAAATCTTCACCAAAAAACATTGGTTGTTTTGTAAAATCTATACCTTTTGTCTTATTAAATACAGTTTTCATCTTTTCTTTTCCTCATAAAAATAATCATCTGAATCTCCAAATGCCCACTTTGATTCTTGTTCAGAATGAAAATATCTAGTTGAAGTTTTAAAATCAGGCTTCTTTAATTCTTTAGGATTCAAGGATTGTTCGTACCATAACATACGGTTGTTAGGTTGAGCAAAAAATTGCCCATTGTCTAGTTTACCAAAATTAAATTGTTTATGTTCATCTGGTACTTCAGCAACTCCACTATTTATTAAGTTTGGATCACTATGGCAACTATCAATAGTAAATAAATATACACCAGGCATTTTCTTTCCCCCTGGCAACCATACTGACACATCACAATTTTTTAAAAGTTTTTTAGTCCAAATATGTATATCATAACTGTAACAATCCCATAAACATAACTCGTTTAATGATAATTGTTCCTCTTGTTTAATATCTTTCTTCCAAACAAGTGCTGTTATAGGAAGTTTGTCATAACAGGCTCCATATTCAGGAAGATATGCTTCAAATAATAAAGCTCTACCTTGTATAGATTTAACTGCTACCAATACACAAGATTCAAACTCTCCATGACCATCAATTAAATCTCTTAAATATTCTTTCTTAACCCAACATTTCATATAGGGTATATTTACTACAAAGTTCATCTATATTTCACACGAGTCGCAATCCTCGTCCTCCTCTTTTATTTCATCTGTCCACGCTATCGGGTGTACAGGTTCTTCAAATTCTTTCTTACTATCATATGTATTCTGATAATAACTTGTCTTCCATCCTAATCTATATGTTGTTAATAAATCCTGCACCATTACTGATAATGGTACTTGGCCATTTTCATAATGTTCAGGATTATAAGACCAATTGCTTGAAATAGCTTGGTCAAAATATTTTTGCATAACTGCAACTACATTTATATAACCATCATTTGATTTCATATCCCAAAGTAATGTATAAAAGTTTTTCAATCTTACATATTCAGGTACTATTTGTTTTAAAGGTCCTTTTTTAGATTTTTTAACAGACAAATAATCTCTTGGTGGTTCAATACCATTTGTTTCATTTGATACAACCGATGAAGATTCAGATGGCATTTGTGCTGATAATGTACTGTGTCTTAATCCATGTTTCTTTATATCTTTTCTTAATTCTTTCCAATCATAAGTCAATTCTCTACTAACTATTTCATCAACCTCTTTTTTATATGTATCAATAGGTAAAATACCTTCAGCGTATTTTGTTCTATCAAAGGCAGTACACTTACCTTTTTCTTTTGCTAATTCAACACTTGCTTTTAATAGATAGTATTGGAATGCTTCTGTTAATTTATCTACTTGTCTCCAAGCTAATTTCTGTTCATATGAATAACCTTTTTTAGCAAGATAATGAGCTAAACCAATATAACCTATCCCTAAACTTCTTCTTGCTTTTGTAGATAATTCTGCTGCTTTAATAGGATATTTCTGATGGTCAATAACTTCATCTAAAGCTCTTACTGTAAGGTCACATAAAGGTTCTAATTCATCCCTTCTGTTTATTTGACCCACATTGATAGCAGATAAAATGCATAAAGCTATTTCACCTTCACCATCAATGTGTTGTAGTGGTTTGGTTGGGAGTGTAATTTCTTGGCATAGATTTGACATACTAATTTTATCTTTAAAAGAGGAGTGTTCATTACAATGGTCTATATTCATAATGTAAATACGACCTGTTTCAGCTCTCTCTTTTAATATACTCATAAACAAATCCTGAGCTTTAACTTTCTTTTTCTGTATTGACCTTTTTGATTCTGCTGTTTCATATAACTTATCAAAATCTTTCGTACCCCACGCTTCATATAATTCAGGAACTTCGTGTGGTGAAAATAAAGTTATATCATCATCTTTAATAAATCTTTCATAAAATAACTTTGATAATTGAATTGAATAATCTAATTTTCTTACTCGGTTGTCTTCGGTACCCTTGTTATTTTTGAGTACAATAATATCTTCAATCTCTTTGTGCCAAATCGGGAAATGAACCGTAGCAGAGCCACCTCGTACACCGTTTTGAGTACAGCACTTGACTGTCGCCTCAAATTTTTTAAGGAACGGGATAACTCCTGTATGTTGGACTTCACCACCACGAATGCGTGAGTTAATACCACGGATTCTACCTGCGTTAATCCCAATGCCAGCCCTTTGAGCAATATAGCGTCCAATGGCCATATCACTAGAAAAAATACTAGGTAAAGTATCATCAATGTCAACCAGAACACAACTAGCGTACTGACGCATAGGAGTCCTGACACCAGCCATAACGGGAGTAGGTATATTAATTTTAAATGTTGAAATAGCGTCATAATATTTTTTAACATATGTCATCCTTTTGTTCTTTGGATAATTTGAAAATAAAACAGCTGCAATCATCATATACATAAACTGTGGTGTTTCATATATAATTCCTGTAGACCTGTCTTGTACTAGGTACTTATCTATTACTTGTCTTAATCCTGCGTAAGTAAAATCATAATCTCGGTCGTGCTTTATCCAATATTCCATTCTGTCAAATTCTGATTTATTATATAAAGATAAAATATTTTCATCATAATGCCCTTTATCAATAACTGCTTTAAGATGGTCATAAAAGTGTGGGTGGTCCCATAATTTGTGAAATATTTGTTTTCTTAAACTGAATAAAAGTAGGCGGGAAGCAACATAGGTATAATTTGGAGTGTCTAATGAAATTAAATCTGAAGCTGACTTAATCATTATTTGTTGAATTTCATCCGTAGAAATTCCATCATAAAATTGTAAGCCACTATTCATCTCAACTTGTGATGAAGATACACCTGCTATATCTTCACAAGCATACTCAACCATAGCATGGATTTTTTCAATATCTAATTTTTCTAAACCACGACCATTTCTTTTTTTAACATTTATAGACTCATTATTGGACACCATATGACCTCCTGCCTAACAACGCTTGTAAGAATTTATTTTGGTTAATGCTGATAAACCTGAATAGGTATTATCTGATATAATTTGTTGTACTTGAGATTTTGTTTTGCCTTTAATTATCATTTCGTTAATATCTTTTTCCCTTATGTTATCTGGCCAAATTATTAAACTATAATCTTTATCTATCACTTTATACATCCTATCAATAATATGCTTATTTCTAGGCTCATTATCAAAGACAAATACAACGTCTTTTGTTTCTACTGGTAATACTAAATCAGCGCCAGCAGCCGCTATACAATTATCAAGGAATAAACTATCTAGTGGACCTTCTACTATGTATAATCGTTTATGAAGATTGATAGTATTAAGTCCATAAATTTTCTGTTTATTCTCCTGAAGTTTAATTGTTATATATTTTGGTTGTTCTTTACCAAAAGCTCTACCTTGGATTGCAAACACTTCATCATCTACATCATAAAAAGGTATGACTAAACGTGGGTGTTCATATTGTTTATTTAGTTCATTGAAAGTCCCTGGTCGTATGGTATTTACATACGCTTGGAACCTATCAGTATAAAATAATTTACCAAAAAATTCTTCAGGTATTTTTCTTTTTACCAAATATTTTTTGGCAGGATGTTTATCATCTAAACTATTAAAAGATTTAAGTCCTTGTAGAGGCGTAGATTTAAGCTTCTCTTTAGTAGTATTTTTAAACTGCTTAAATAAATCAGGTTTAATTGAAGTTTTATTTCCTTTATATTTCTCCAAAATATATTGGTCATATAATTGTCTATCAATACTCTTTATAAAATTTGCCAAATTATGGGAAGACCCACAATTATGACACTTAAAAAACATATCTACTTTAACTCGATATAGATATGCTCTTGCTTTTGTTTTACTCTTTTTAGAGTCACCACAAATTGGACATCTAAAATTAAAGAGATAATCTCTTTTCTTTTTAAACTGTTGTAATCTAGGTTGAATTTTATTAATATAATTTAAATCTACATAACCACTCATATACACATTATATTATATATATCAAAAAATGTCAAGCTTTTCAGTATTAACCGAAGTGTTTAAATATTGCCTCAAAATTGCCAGATAACACCAGCCCTGCTATAATACAACCCCCTAAAATCAAGTATCTCCATCTCTCTAATACACCTACTCGTTCAGCAAATCCATTTTTCATTGACCTAATTTCTATCATTAATTTTTGCTCTGTTAAATATAATAATTCTTTAAATTCTTTTGATGTAGTATTAATTCTACTATGTACTTCCTTTATATTATCGTCTGTTTCAGCTCGCCTATTTTCAACTAAATCATATAAATTTTTATCAGCTACTTCTTGTTTAATAATTCTTTCTTCGTGTACAGCCAACATTTGTTTAATACTTGTTGAAACATCTGTAAGCTTTTCAATAGCATTATCAATTCTACTATGTATATCTCTAGCATTCTTTACATCTTTTTTTAAAGAAGCAATATCTACTTTTAATTCTGTTTGATTACTTTCTGGCATTGATGGCATATCTTATCTTAATCCGTTTGTATAATTGTTATATTTTGTTGGCTGGAACTACTGCCAATATCAAAGTGTTGAGCTTCTGTATCTTGTATAATTTGAACATCTGCCTCATCAGCAGTTTCAATTTTTAGATATGCCCTATGACTATCATTATATCTATTTATAATTGAGTACCCACTAACAGATGTATCAATATCAACATCAAATTCATTATTTAATGTTGACGCTCTTCCTGTTGAAGTGGTACTTGTAGATACTCCATCAACTGTTGTAGTTAAAGTTTGAGTAATATCTCCTGTAGTATAATTTAAAATTTCTCCACTAGCAGTTACCGTTGTTTCAGAACCACTATTGTCAACCCATTCGGTACCACAACTAGAATTAGCATTGTTCCAATAGTAACCATAGTATTCACAATCCCACTCATTATCTACGGTTGCTAACCATTGCGTTAATTCTGAATCTTGGTCATAATCATCCTCATAACCATATTCTTCTTCCAATGTTGTAGAATCATCTCCTGAATCGTCATATGTTCCTGTATAGTACCAACTAGATGTATTGTCATAAAATTTACCCCAATCTTCATTGGTCCATTCGGAAACATATTTGTCTTTTAATCCTTCCATCTTCCAAGGTTTAGGTTGTCCAGAACACCACTCTGGATTATCCCAAGTACCACACCAACCATACCATTTTTTAAATAATTTTCTAGCATCTTTTTCCCAACTAGTATAATCTTTAAACAATGACCAGTCATCTTTGTACCATTCATTTAAGTAATCTAAATATGGTTGGTCACACCAAGAACCCCAACCATTATAATCACAGAAATTTTCCATTGTTAAAGTTGGTGGTCCACCAGCAGCAATATAATCTGCATTACCATAATAGGTTGATGGTGTGTTTATATCAAAATCATCCCAATCATATCCAACAAATGTTGATGTAGCTTCATCTTCAACCTCATCGGTTATATCATCCTCTTTTACTTCTACATTGTAAGAAGTTAATCCATATTTTTCTAAAGCAGCATTATAATCATCATAATAAGCATCCCAATCAACCTCTTCCCAATCAACCTCGTCCCAATTAATTGTGTCCCAAGTACAATCTGAACAACCAATGGCGTCAAAGTATGCTTGGTCCATTTCTGAATACATCTGTTTAGCGTCATCCCAATCCATAGTCTTTTCACCTTCAGCATCCCATACTGATACTTGATTGTCTTCGTCAATATATCCCCAATCTTTTAAATCGTCTTCCCATTCATCATAATAGGAAGTATCAACATCCGATTCTACATTTGCTTGGTCTACTGCGGTTTCTTCTACTGATTTTGAATCTAATATTGTTTCTGTTCCAGAAGTACCTAAATCGGAAGTAGCGTCATATGTTTCTGCTGTTTCTGTAATTGTAACCTCTTCAGAAATAATAGCTTCTTCCATCTTCTGGATTTCTTCCTGCATTACTTCATTATTTTCTGCTCTATCAAATTGTTGGTCGTGCTTTTCTTTTATATCATCATCAATACTATCAATATCAAACAAATTCTTTTTCTGGATTCTATTTAATGCCGATGGAGTTTTAATCATAATATCAGAACCAACTACGGTTACGGAAGTATATACATTGGTTAATGTTTGAGAACCTGCCTCATTGGTTACGGTTACTTGTCCTACATCACCAGAACTATCTGGTAATAATGTGATTGTTGTTTGACCTGAACTATCTACTGTACCTGAAAAAGCAGTACCTTGCATAGTTATAGTTGCTGTTGGTGTAACTAATTCAACCTCACCACCTAAAGTAGATACCTGTCCTGACTCGTATGTAAATGTACCAACATTAACTGATATGTTCATAGCAATTTCTATTGGTATAACAGAAGTATCAAAAGCAAATTCATCAATAATTAATTCTGTATTCGGACCCATTGTAAATTTAGTATCATCTTTATAATGTAAAATCATACCACCATCTTCTCCTGTTTGGAGAAAGTCGTTCATTTCTAAAAGATAACCTTTAATTACTGTTTCAGTTTGTCCATCTCTTTCGTTCCAAGTTTGACCCATTTTATCTGCAACTGAACCAATGGTTACAGCAAGCGCACTAGTACAAAAAAGTACCAGAAAGGATACTAAAAATAATAACTTTCTCATTTTTAACACCCGCCAGTTATCGTATTAGTATAATCTGCTGTTTGATTGTTTCTGTTATATGAATAATTACAACTATCATTACCGTCTTGATTCACGTGTAAAGTATAGTCGTATATTGAATCACCTGATACATAAAGGTAAGCATAGTTGTCATCATTAAGTTGTTTAAGATTAACATTTGCGTCATCTGTATAAAGATAAACATATGCTTTATTGTCATCACCATTTGCATAGTAAGTAAATGTATTATCGTTTCCACTTGTAACCGTTTTCAACCAATTGTCATCACCTCTTTGTATCATCCTTACGTGGCTGCTTGTACAACAGGAATGAACATCTAAAATATTTGAATTACCTATGACATCATGGACCATATAATTGCTTTCGCCCCAAATTCCTGCGTGGACAGTATTAGAATTTCCTACAATGTAAAAATCTATTGTTGCACCTTCATCACCTGAATCATCTGCAAAGACACCGTGAGAAGCAACATCAGGACCTATCATTACATTTGCTTTAGATGAACCAACCATACCTTTTGATTCTGCTTTGTTACTATAAAACTCAACATCATTAGAATCTCCACTAATCAACACATATAAGAAGTGTGAATCACCGTGGCTATTCATCCAAAAATCATTTGAGTCTCCTACTATATCTAAATCAACATGGGTGTCCTGTACATCATCACTTGTATTTGTATCTATTTCTACTATGTTTGAACCACCTGTAATATCAATATCATAATAGTGTCCATCTGCACCTACATCATCTAAATCTAATCTTAATACATTAGAATTACCTGTTGCTAAGTAATCAAAGGTCATATTAGAACCCATAAATGCCCTATGGTTACTATCAGTTGCAATATTACTATTACCTATTTGTTTTATGATAAGTGTAAGATTATCTCCATTGATTAAAAATGGATATGATGTACTTATACCAAAAGAATTGCTTGCACCGTCCTGTTTTATATAGACAGAACCATCTGCGTCTTGGTTAACTTGCCATATATAAATTGAATTTCCTGCCCAACAGCTAATCGTTGTTGTTAGAAGAATCACCAGAGTCATTATTAGTTTCTTCATTTGTGTTCTCCTCTACTTCTGCGTCCTTATCTACGTCTGCCCAATCTTTTTCATCAATTAATTCTGTACACTCTTTAGATACTTTACCTTGTGGATTAGGGTTTTTATCACAAGCTATTTTTATTTGTATTAATTTTTTTCGTTCTTCTTTTTTAGCTTCTTTTTCTGCTAAATAATCTTCGTATGTTTTCTCTACATTAGGCTCTTGTTGTTCTATAACTACATTAACCTTTTCTTCTGTAATAACTTCTGCGTCTGATTCTTCAACAACTACTGGTTCAGGTGGTAGTTTAATTTTCCATAAACCTTTTTCATCACCTTCTTTTATTAATTCTACTATACCTTTTTCTATTGCTTTTCTTACTGCATAGGTAACTGGTTCGTTTCTTGCTGTACCAACTTCTGTTTCTAATAACATTGTATCAGCGTCAAAATATTTAAATACATCTCCACCAGTTTCACCTGAAAATATAGTTTTCTCAACCACTATTGATAATATTACTTCACCACTTTGTACATTAACTAATCTTAAAATAATAGTAACTATATCTTGTCGGTATTGTTTATGTGCTTGAATACCTAAAATTCTTGCACCAATACCACCTGACTTTACATCACTATCATAACCTATAATACCACCTGTAAGATATGCACCTGCAAATAATAATGGTGGTAAAGGTTCTGCTTTATCTCCATCAACTTGTTGTCTTGTGGAACGAATTAATTTTCTTTCTTGTAATAAACTTGGGAGACTTGCTCTCTCAACAACTCTAAACCAACTACCATCACCTGCGTCTTGTAATGCTTTAATTAATATTTGATATGCACCTTGGGTTACTGCCGTACTCATTGTAGCATAATTGCCACCAGGTTTCTTTTGACCTGTCATATCAATAAAATCATACACAGCAATTATAATAGATTCACCTACAGGTGCTTCTATTGTAGTTAAAGTTTTAACTACTGGTACTTGTTTTCTAACATCAAAGTCTGGTTTACCTGCACAACTAACTAGCAATAATGTTAGTAAAAAAACTGCTATACTTTTAAACATTATGAATTATCTTCCTTAGGTAAAGTATATGTTGTCACGGTGCCATCTGTTTCTGTGACAACTACGGTAACGGTATCTGGTGACTCACCAGATGTTGTTGTCCAAGTTATTACTTCACCACCAATTGGTGATGTAAATGTACCAGAGTCTTGTTGTAGACCATCTGAACCAAATACATTATCAGTAATTTGTTTTGCTAAAGCAGTATAAAATCTTGCTTCTAAATTTGCTTTAAATTTGTTGACCGCTAGTGCCTTCTTATCTGCTATGACTTTATCAGCCGCAGCTTTTTCAGCAGCTTTTATTGCGTCTTTACGAGTTTTCTCAATATTCTCTACGGTTAAATAATGTGATGATTTTCCTTCCCCACTAAAGGATGGGCTATCAAAATCAAAAGTTAACTCACTTGCATTTGCGATAGAAT